ATGGACTGTACCGTAAAAGGCAATCTGCCCTCCGAAATTTTTGAGGACATTAAAAAAATTGCAGACAACAGGATAAATTTTCAACAGTTAAAAAACAAGACTGTTTTCGTATCGGACTGTCACGGACTTATTGCATATTACATTATATGCACATTGCTTGAGGGCAATGATTTTTTTGAAAACAACACAAGGGTAATCACCCTTGCAAAAAGCCGTGAAGATGCCGAAAAGCAGTTCGGCAGCCTTACTCTCCGCAAAGATTTTGTTGTTGAAATCGGAGAGTCAAAGAACTTTCCGGAGATTGAAAGAGCCGAATTTATAATATACTGCAACTGCCCGTGTGATGTTGCAGATGAAGATTGCAGTAATCCCGAAATTGCGGATACAATCACTTCGGGCTTTGCAAATGTGCTTAAATATGCAAAAGAGTCAAATGCCGAATCGGTTCTGCTCGTATCTTCATATATGGTTTACGGGGAAGTTTTCAGCGGTAAAAATAACATTTGCGAAAACGACCTCGGCTATCTCGATCCGACCGATGCCGACAGTGCATACGCACAAAGTATGCGTTCAGCCGAAACACTTGCTGTTTGCTGTGCTGAAAAGTTCGGTATGAATGTAAAAATCGCCCGTCCTTGCCCCACACTCGGAGGTGTCAGAATGAGCGATGAAAGAAAATGGGCAAAGCTGATTGTCAGTGCGGCAAAAAATCAGAGCATTATGCTTACAGATAACGGTGGCGAAAAGTTCAGCTTTTGCTATGTGACGGACACGGTTTCTGCATTGATTGATATTTTGCTTAACGGAAAAAGCGGTGAGGCATACAACATTTCTAACGATAACGCAAATGTGGCAATGCGGGAATTTGCACAGCTTGTAAAATCGGCAAATCCCGAAAAGAATCTCTCCGTAGTGTTCGTTCACAGAAAAGACGAAGAAGAACCCGAATTTTCTCCGTCATCCCCCACACCGTATGTTTTGTGCAATGATAAAATAAAATCACTCGGCTTTAGTCCGAAAACCACGCTTAAAGACGGAATAAAACGCAGTATAAGAGCAACAGAACTGCGTGCAGAATTGCGAAGGATAAAGTAATGCGTATTAAAGATTTTTTAAACGAATTTGAGGCCGACAGGGCGGCATTGCCCGGAGTTGAAAAAGAAACTCTTGCAAAGCTCAGGAACAAAACAATTGTCATCTCAGGCGGTGAACTTGCAAGGTGTCTTTGCTATGCCTTTCTGTACAATAACGAGGCTAAAAGGCTCGGAATAAAAGTTATCCTTCTCGGCAAATCACGCAACGCAATGGCATCATACCACAGCGAACTCTTGTTAAGAGATGATTTTGATTTTGTTGATTATAATTCTGCATCAGAAATTTCAAGTGCCGACTATGTAATTACAACAGGAATCTGCGGTGAACATACAGACAACAACCCACAGATTATGATTGACGGCATTGCAGAGATAAATGCCTGTGCCAAAATTGCAAAAGCCACAGGCGCAAGGGTTGTCGTTGTGAACGACAGCAGAATTTACGGCAAAGCCAAACCGCACAGAGTTTATTCCGAAAACGAGTACGCAGAACTTGACACAACCTCTCCCTCATCGCTTGCAGGTCAGCTTATGAGAACGAGAGAAACCGCCTTGCACTCGGTTTTGAAGAACAGCGAATCAACCGTTACAACGCTCAGAACGGGCATAATTTTGGGAGCGTCAAGCAACTTTACAAGCGTGCTTGATCCTGTTTTTGACGATATAGCCAACCGCCGTGACACAGTTGTTCCTGCAACAAGGGATCGCTATACCTTTGTTTATATCAACGATGTTTTAAAGGCGATTGTATTCGCAATGACAAATCTTGAAGAAAACGCAGTTTATAATGTCGGCGGCAAAAACTGCAACGCATCGCTGATTATGATTGCGGCTGTTCTCAACGATATTTACGGCAGTCGCTGTACAATTGAGTCGGGCGATTTTAAGGAGCTTGACGGCTGTGCAATTAATTCAAACAAAATTTCCGTAAACGAATGCACTCCCGACATAGACCTTGAAACCATGCTGAAAATCTGCATAATGGACAAGATGAAGTCCGAAAAAGTTCTGCGTATCCCCCACTCACACGAACGCAGACTTGATTCAATTCACGAAATTCAGCTTGCATTTCTGCTTGAAACCGACAGAATTTGCCGAAAGCACAACATAAAATATTTTCTCGGTGGCGGAACACTTCTCGGTGCAATCCGTCACAAAGGATTCATTCCGTGGGATGATGATGCCGATATTATGATGTTGCGTGAAGATTTTGACCGCTTTTGCGAGATTGCGCCGAAGGAACTTCCGAGCAATATGACTTTTCAATCGTACCATACGGACAAGGCTTGTTTCTATGAATTTGCCAAGGTCAGACTTGACGACACTTTCTTTGCAACCGACTTTGCAAAAGACCATCACGCAATGCACAACGGAATTGCGTTTGATATTTTCTGTCATGATAACACAGCCAATTCAGCAATCGGACGAAAAATTCATATTGCTGTGACTCTGTTCACAAGAGCGCTGGTGTTCAATAAATGGAATAATCGTAAGGCTGAAAACGGCAGTAGAATCCAGAGCATTGTAACAAATTTCTGCAAGAAAATATTTCCGCTCAGATTCAGTATGTGGCTTGAAGTCCGTACTTTAAAATTCTTTAAAAACAAAAAGAACGCAAAATATCTCTATGACGGAATGGGCAGAAATATTTATAACGGTGCTTTTCCAAAGGAATATCTTGACGATGTTGCTTATGCCGACTTTGAGGGTTACAAGTTCCCCGTGCCAAAGGAATATGACAAGTACCTTACTTTCCTCTACGGCGACTATATGGAGCTTGCACCGCTGTCAACAAGAATGGGTTGCCACGAAATTACCCTCTGTGACATCGGAAAATATGACGGTTTCAAAATCCGCAAACCCGATTCTGAAAAATAATCAGCGTAAAACAGACCGATAAAGTAAATGTCACTTGACACTTACCTGTCGGTCTGCTATAATAATATAGCACATTTTGGGTGCTGTTGCGGAATCAGCCGAAGAGTAAGATTCGTCTGAAAGTAAGCTCCGCCTCGGTTTCCCCACCGTGTAAAAATCAAGGGAATTTAAATTGATTATGCAAAAGTTGACACAATCATTTTCAACTTTCCATTTTCAATTTTCAATTTAATAAGCAGGTATGGCGGAATTGGCAGACGCGCATGGTTCAGGTCCATGTGAAAGCAATTTCATGCAGGTTCAAGTCCTGTTACCTGCACCAACAGCCGTTTCTTATGTAGGGACGGCTGTTTTCTACCACATTTTCGGTCTGTTTTATGGTGACTTTCAAAATATTTGAATTAATTTTTAATAAAAAGCGAAAATCATGTTGACAAATCCGAAAATATGGTATATAATAATTAAGCTGTTGTTATTAAACAACATTTCGAGGTGTAGCTCAGTTTGGTAGAGTGCTTGGTTTGGGACCAAGATGCCGCAGGTTCAAGTCCTGTCACCTCGACCATAGAAAAAACCGCATTAGAAAGCCAGTTTTTAGCTTTTTGGTGCGGTTATTTTTTATATCTTTTTAACGCTAAAAAACACCGAAATACAGAAAAAAACAGGTAAAATGTTAGGCAAATGCAAGGCAGGAAAAGTCAGATATAATCGGTACTTTCAGGCTTTCAAAAAATGCGATATTATGCAAAATCATTAAATTTACAAATAACAAACTCCCCTCACCCACTTTTTACGGCGGATGAGGGGAATATTTTTTGCAATTATGTGTTCGGTTTAAAACTTATTTTATTTTTGCTGTGTAGTCAAGGGCAATCCAGCCTGCACCGCTTTTGAGTTTGCCCCATTTTTTAGCGCCTATGCCTGATTTTTCGGCTACGATTGTGTACGCTCCGCCTTTGGCGATTGAGCCACACACGGCATAGTTTGTGCCTGCGCCTTTGCGGATATTTACGCCGTTCGATGATGTAATCTTTACAAGGTACGGCTTAAAGGCTGATGTGCTCGGCTTTGTTGTGGTCGAGGTTGATGGCTTTGAGGTTGCCGATGATGAGCTTGCCGTCTTGTACTTATAGCCGAAGTATTTACACATACCCTTGCAGATTGCCTCAGCGATAGCGTTTGTGTTATTGCGAATCCAGTTCGAGCCTGTCACGGTGTCGTGAAACTCACACTCAACATACACGGTTAATGCTTTCGGTACATTGATTTCGTAAAGGTCTGTTTTATAGCTTACGGAATCGTCCTTACCGGGTGAAATTGCACCGAGTGAGTTCTTCACCGCCTCGGCGGCTTTTCTGCCGTTTGAATTAAGGCAAAACACTCTTGTACCGCCCGTATATTTGCCGTTGAATGCGTTAGTGTGAATTGGCATATGAATATCCGCACCGAACCTGTCAGATTCGGGACATCTTGTCTGCATAAGCGTTCCCGACTTTGCAACCATTACTTCAAAGCCACAGCGTTTGAGTGCCTTTGCGGTTGCGGCGGCAATTTTGTCGCACTGAGCCATTTCGTTAGTACCGCCCGTTGCATAGGTGTTTCTATTCTGATTTGACGGACTGAGATAGATTCTTTTTGTTGACATAATTATTATTCCTCACTTTCGTTTTTATTTTATGCACTCCCCACTTTTACTACATTTTTTAATATGGTATAATTCATAATAGAAGGGAGGTGAATCATATGGAGTTGATTTTAAAAGAAATTGAACGGGCATTAGACGCTAAACTATACTATTTAGCGTTGGAAGCTTCTCTAACATTGCCCGATATCTGTGCAGCATTACAATCCGATGATGGACGAGCAAGTAAAAGTAAATATATTGCTTGGTATGACACTTACGCAAAAGAACCGGGCAATCTATCTATTTCCGGCAAGGATTGTTACTATTTTCGTTGTTCATATGTGCATCAAGCACAAACCACACACGAAAATGCTACATATTCACGAATTATATTTTTAGCTCCAGCTTGTCATGGCATAATTATGCATAACAATGTTATAAATGGTGCCTTAAATATTGATGTTAAGCTTTTTTGCAATAATATTCTTAATGCAGTGCGCAAATGGCAGAAATCAATCAAAAATAATGAAAACTATAAAAGAAATTACAAAAATCTCATTAAACTTTACCCAGATGGACTTCCACCATATATAACCGGCATACCCGTAATTTCGTAACAATAATCTAATAAACATAGATAGTCCAGAAGAAATTTAATTTTCAACTGGGCTATCCTTTTATTTTAGTTAGTTTTCCGAAACTTCGGGCAGACCTGCAATGCTTGTCAGCACAGACAATACACCTGCCAAAAGGCTTGCAGAGCCTACCGCAACCCAGTTTACATCGGTCATCACGGCAGATACACCAATTGTTGCAACAGCAGTCTGAGCAACAGTCTTAATCGCTCTAACCGCCGTAGCTTTCGCCCAATTTTTTGTAAAAATCTTTTTCATTTTCAATCTTTCCTTTCGCTGATTTTTTCAAGGTCTTCAATTCTGTGATTTGCGACCTTAATTTCTTCGTCCACAACCGCATTGTGCTGTTCAATCGCATATGTACGCTCGATGAGGTTGTTATGCTTGTCAACCTTTTTTTCGAGCTGTTCAATGCGATAATTCGACATTCGACTGTTAATCACAATACCACCAAGAGTACCCACCGCAGAACCTGCAAGCGTGATTAAAGCGATAATAATTTCAGTTGCCACTTATTACACCTCGCTTTCTGTCGGCTCATCAACGGTTGGATTATCACCCCATACAGCCATGACAGCATTGTAGTATTCGTCCGACAGTACCGTTTTGAGCTGTTCTCTGCCCGATTTGCTGTTCATGTATGCGTTGCGGATGTTTCCGCCGACCTGCATTTCTTCACCGTTAAAGGTCAAAAACTGCTGTCTGAGTACCGACACGCTGTCCTTTGTGAGCATATCAAGTGTGATTTTTTCTTTAAGTTCCATAATTTTTACCTCCGTTATTTAATTTTGTACAAGCAAATCACATTAATTTGCTCGCCGTCTGCGAATGTATATGCGGTCTTATCCTGAGTTGAAAACTGTAGCCAAGTGTTATTTTTCGGAATAGCAAATTTAAAGAGCTTGCCAAGGTTTGAAATACCGACACAAAAAACATTGTCCTCGGAAATACATTTGTACGGCAAATCAATCAGCGGACACATGCTATTGCCGGCAAGAGATACTGCGTTCATTTTGACGGTTGCACTGACGATTACGATGTCACCAATCGTCTTATATGTACAGTTTGCACTTTTGATTTTATCCACAACGGTTGAATAAGGTGTAAGTGTTGATGTTCCGCTTTCAATATTTGACGAATCGTATTTAGTTGCCAAGGCGGTTTTATCGGCTTTAACAAGCAGAGCGCTGTAAACCGTACCGCTTGTGAGATAACACGGGCTGTTATTTTTGGGCTCGCTGTCGAACGGCATTGAATCGAGCTTTCGGGCAAGTTTTTTATCTGTTCCTTCTCGTGTATATGCGTCGGAAATGCCGTACCCTGCGAGAGTATTGGCTTTATCAGCTTTTTTTGCAAGATTTGCGTCGGCCGTATCAAGCCTTGCTCCAAGCGAATTAGAACTGCCTCTTGCCGTGGCTATTTCGGATTCAAGTGCAATTGCTCCGTTTGTAGCCTGTTCAATTCCATCATCCATATGGTTGAGGTTGTCGGCAGTCAGCGGAGTTGCTGTTGAGGGAGTGTTTTCCCAGTTAATTCGTGTGTATTTGTTCAATTTTTTATTCTCCTTTCGCTGTGATTTTGTCTGTGAGTGCCTGTATGCCTGTAAGCTCTCTTGACAGCACATATGATGTCACGGTTGCGGTTTGCGGAGTGCCGTCAGCGTTATAGGCATAGTTGCCGTCAGCGTCGGTAACATAGTATTTGATTTGCACCATATCGCCCGGCTCAACCCACAATCTGCCGTCAAGGGTTGCCTCGATAGGCTTATAAATTTTATGGTGTATTCGCTTGCCCGTATCGCCTGAAAACAGATTTTCAAACTTGTGTATCCACGCACCGCCTGCATTATCGTTTTCCTGCCATACAAGAATGTTGTCTGTCATATCATAGGTTTTACCGCTTAAAAACTTGTAGCTACGCACCTTTGCGGTTCGTGTAGAACCTCCGATTGCAAAGTCAACAGTCCCGTATGTACCACTTGATTTTTCGTCAGCGTTGAATGCCTCGTAAAAGTCATATTTTTCTGCTTTTGTTGTATCGGTTTCAAGGTTGACAAAAACAATGTTACCGCCTTTTCGGTTATCGGGTTTAACAAAAGCAAACACACCGAGCATTTCCGCTGTATAATTAAGCAATTGACCGTAATTAACCTTTTCGGAATCATCAAGCCATACTTTGTTAAAAATTTTCATATTCTTAACAGTCAGATTCTCAACCTTGTTGATAACCTCGTTAAGTAAACGGTCGGATAAAAAATGGGCATCAGGTTGACCGCATAGGTTAATAAATTTTTCAGAAACCATTGCCAACAGTGCATAGACCGAAGTACTGTTAGAATTGTTATTCCAGAGCTTTTGCAGAGCGTTTGTACAGTCGGTTTCATAAAGCTGTGAAATCACATCATAGGCGGTTATGCTGATTTTGTTCTGATCCGTTTTATTGACCTCGGCTTTGTCAATCATACCGTTAAAAATGCACCACGACTTTGTTGTCACGGCTTCGCCCGGATAGAGTGTGTCACTCGGATATAATGAACTGCTCGGCAGTATCGGAGAGCCTGACGGAAAAGTTTGTGTCAGCTTAACTAAAATCCAACAACCGACAAGTTTTGAAACATCAAAAGTTCTGTCAACGGTGTTCAGCAATCCGATTTTAAATTCGGAAGCAATGCAACCGCCGAACTTCAACTTATTTTCGTCACAAATCGACTGTTTAAGGCCCATACTTTCGCTTTCAATGTTGGTTTCGGTGATGACATCAAACTTGCTGTCAGATGAAAAGATTTCGAGCTTGTTTGAAATCAGCTCGTTAATAATTTTCTGCTTATGCGTACTTGAAACGGATAGCAATCTGTCACCCCCTTAATACTCAATAAAAGTGAAAGTCACAGCATTGTATATGATGTTGTTTTTGGTGATTTTCTTGACCTGATAGGTGATGTCTGGCATATAGGCGGTCATTGTGCGATATGCAAGAAGTTCATCGTCCCAATACTCGACACGGATTTTACGCTGTTGAGAGTTATCCCACGAACTATTCAAAGCACTTCTAATCGACTGCATTTGTGCAAGGGTGAGTTCATCAACGGTTGTAAACTCAATTTTCGACTTGTAATTTGGCGAAGTTGTGCGGTGCAGAAGATTGTTGCTGTCACGGTATGCCTTGATTTCGGTTCTCTGGAGCGGAGTGCCGTTGTAGTTATCCTTTGCAATAAGCTCGTGCGGAAACAGCTTACCGCTCTTAGGAAACCTTATTAAGTAACCTTTAAAATTTGCCATATCATCATCTCCTAACCTAACGCAACGCACCGACACCGTGACGCTTTTTGACTGCGTTGTTGCGTTTTACAATGTTGTTAAAAATCACTTCGCCGTCAAGATTTACGGTAAGGTTAATGTCACCGCTGTCACCTGTTGAGCCTATCTCTGCCATAGCCTCAATAAGTGCCTGTTTGATAGTTGAAATCGGCGAAACAACCTCAGCCTCACGCTTGTTATCACCGAGTACGGCAAGAAATTCGCCGTAATTTGCCGGAACAACCGTACCTGTGGCAAGTCGGGGAACCGTAATGTTAGGCAGTCCGACATTGCCGTTTACACTTCCTAACGCTTCATAAGCAATCTTTGCCGCTGTACTCATTCCGCCTGAAATAGCACTGCCGAGGCTGTTGAACGGATCTATAAAGTTGTTTAAGAAGTTCTGTACAACACCTAAAAATCCGTTCATAGGCTTTTTTACAGCACTCTTGATACCCTCAAAAGCATTTGAGAAAACGCTTGAAATCGGATTGATGTGCGTTGAAATAAAGCTAAGCATTCTTGCAAGCGGACTTCTCAAAGCGTATATTCTGTCGCTGATACCGTTTGCAAGACCTTGAACCGTGTAACCGCCTCTTTCATACATTTCTGTTGACGGGGAATGAATTCCCATTGTAGTGTCATATTCTGAAAGGACAAGAGAAGCAAGACCGTTGCTGTTTTTGACAAGCGCACCTTTGTATGCGTCTGTACCCTCAACAAGACCGAGAACCGTGTTTTTACCTGTATCTTTTGCAGCTTTTTGCAAATTGTTCAAAGATTTCCACTGCGAATTTTGAACATCCGTTGTACTGATAAGACCTGCATTATACGCCATAAGAACAGCGGCGGCGTCTGAATAGTTGCCATTAACAACCTTTTGTACATCTGTAAGGTCATCACCCGTCATAGTCAGTTTGTTCATAGCGGCAATAGCTTTATTTACCGAACTTGTTGCACCGTCAAGAGATTTTGTTTTGCTCTGAATATTCTCGAAGTATTCAATGCCCTCTTTCCATAAAGCGTCGTTTTTAGCACCGCCACCAAAATAGTAATTTTCAAGAGCCTGCATACTTTTGCCGTTTTTCTCAAGCCACTTTTTCAGTTTTTTCTGTTCGTTTTCAAGGTCTTTTTTCTTGTTGTTATAATCTGATTTTGCACTGCTGTATTTCTTTGACGCAAGAATTCGTTCTTTGCTATTTTCAGAAGATAATTCAGCTAATGCGGCACTATTTGCAAGTTGTTGATATTTATCAATTGTACTGTCAATAACCTTTTGCACCTCGGCTAAATCACCATTTAAGTGTACTTTGCCGTCAGCACTGACAGTAACATACTGATTCCACACATCGCTGAAACCGTCAACATTGTTTTTAAAATATGTAACAATGGTTTCAAGCTGTGCCTGCTCTTCTGGACTAAGCGTAGCTTTCTGTAACAGTTCATCAAGTTTCTGTTGGTAACTGTCAACAAGTGTATTGTCTGCATACAAGCTGTCCATTCGTTCAAGAGTTTCTGACAAATTATCCTCAATACCTTGCGTAGTTGTATCAAGCCTTGATTTTATACCGTCAATTTCATCAGCAAATTTTTTAGCTTCAGAATTACTCCAAACAAGCTGATTATATACAGTAACTGCAGTCACAAGTCCGGTGATGGCACCGGCAACGGCTAAGATTGGATTTGCAGAAACAGTTGTCAAAAATAACTTTATAGCATTTTTGACTTTGTCAATTCCGCTTGCAATCGCTTGTCCTGCCTTGAAAACAACAACAGCTGTACCAACTGCAGTAATGCCACCTGCGATAGCGTACAAGGTTTTGTCACTAATAGATTTAACTATTTTGCTTAACAGTTTCAACGCTCCTGCAAGGGCTTCTATAAGTTTCGGAACTGCTTCTTCAATTGTCCATTTTGCAAGTGGGAGAAGAATATTCTTGTATGCCTGTTTCAGCTTATCTCCACAGGCTTTGAGCAAATCTCTGAATGCCTGTCCGAGGTCGGCAACGGCTGATACAAGCGGTGACAAATCAAGACTTTCAAGCCATTCAAGGCGAATCTCTGACATATCGCTCAAAAAGCCTGTGATATCTTCAACAATGCCAAGGATTGCTTCCCAAATCTTTTTGCCCGATTCATTTTTGTCCCAAGCCTGTTTGATTTTAGTCCGCAGAGTTTTGGTGTAGTTGTTGCAGTTTTTGATAATATTCAGAATATTAGTCCAAATTCTCTCACCGGTGCCGTTATTCCAAACCTTGCGGAAATCCTCTGCAATCGTATTTACAAGTTCAAGCAAGCTGTTCCATTTGTCGATAATGGATTGCACAACCTCGTCACCAAGTCTTGCCTTATTCCAAGCCTTTGTAAACGCTCCCGAAATATCACCGATGATATCAAAAACATTTTTCAAAAGCTGTTTGATGTTTCCGATAATCTTTTCGCCTGTGCCGTTTTTCCACACTCTCTTCCACGATTCACCGATTGAAACAAAAGCATTTTTCAGATTATTCAAGGCTCTTTTAACGCTGTCAAAAACCTTGTTTGTACGCTTTTCAATCGCTGTTGCGGCAGTATCAAGTGCGTTAACTGCGGCTTTAGAAGATTTCTTTGTGGGGCTGTTTACTGCTGTACTGTCATCTGATGAACTGTTTTCAAGGCTCATCACATTGAGCCTGTCAAATCCTTGAAGATTGTCTTTAATTTCCTTTGTCTTTTTCGATGTTGTGGCAAGTGCAGAGTTTGCACTCTTTGTTTCATCGGCGAGGTCTGTCATTTCAGAGCTTGCGGAATTTGCGGAATTGTCGGTTGCAGATGAATAGCCGAAAACCTGTTCCGTAAAGCTTTTGAATTTTTCCGTTGCAACATCTAATTTTTCGATAAAGGAATTAAGATTTTTCAACAGCGGAGAAAACACATTGATAAGTCCCTGACCGAGTGTTGCTTTCAGGCTGTCAAGTCGGAGCTGTAAAATTCTTGTCTGATTTGCCCAACTGTCCTGCGTTCGGGCAAAGTCACCTGTAGCATTGGCAAGCTGGTCTTGCACAAACTTGTAACGCAATGTTACTTTTTCGGCTTCGGTCATTTTTGCTGTAGTTTTGCCGTAACCGTTTGCAAGAGCATAGCTGTCAAGCGCAGTCTGTGTCATTACGATGCCTAAATCTTTTAAAGTTTCGGTTTCGCCCGAAAATACTGATTTAAGTTTTGTATAGGCTTCGTCCTGTCTGATGTTGTAGAATGAAGCAACATCGCCTGCAAGTCCTGTCAGCGTGGTTGACATATCATAGGCTTCTTTCTCTGTAAAACCGAAAGCCTCAGCCATTGAACCGAAAGTACCGACATACCGCTTTGCCATTGTTTCGGACAAACCAAAAGAATTAGCTGCACTTTTTGCCCACTTGTCAACCTGTTTGGTCATTGCCGGAAAAGTAACATCAACAACATTCTGCACCTCCGCAAGGTCAGAACCAAGCTCAATGCACTCTTTGCCGAAATTTGTAATTGCATAAGTGCTGAAAGCAACAGCGGCAGTCTTTGCAAAGGTCTTAAGCTGATTTTTTACCCTTTCGATTGATTTGGTAACAGTAGTATTAACCTGTGCCAAACCGCCGTTAAAACCCGATGTATCAAGTTTCGTGTCAAAATTCAGATAACCGTCAACCGCCAAATTTTCACATCCTTTCATTTAAAAATGGGCATAAAAACAGCGCACACCGTTATGATGTACGCTAATAAAATTTTGCAAAAGAACAGCCACCCCGTTTGGAGTGGCTTTTTTGTTATTGTAATACTATTGAATCAATTATTGCCGATAACAGAGTTTCATCTTCCTCTGAAATAGGCTCGGTTGAGGAATAAGAAAAATTGTATGCACCGTCATTCCATAAAAAAGCATAAGTGTGTGCATATACGCCTTCCATTTTATACGAAAATTCTATTCCATAACACGATGCTATTTCTAAATATTTTTTGCTGGATAATTCAAAGTCCCTATCACCTTTCATTCCCTCCACAATACTATCTAAAAGTTCATTAGCCTGCGATTCGGTGTATAAAAGAATATCGTCACTCAATTCCGTATAACTTACAAGAAGATTATCATTTTCTGGACTTTTGTGATTAAAAATCAATCCGCTTGTACCTTTTGTTTCAAACTGTGACGGAGTACAGTATTTAATATCTTTTAAGGTGTTTTCGATAGCTAAATCGTACTCTGCCTTTGTTGTTTCCTGCACCGTTGTGGGAATTTCTGTCGTCACAGGTTCAGTGGTTTCAGCCTTTATATCGGTGTTTGAACTGCTTTCCGCTGTTGTACCGCAACCAACAAGCGATACTGCAAAAACTGCGGTTAATGCTAACGCTATGAGTTTTTTCATCATTCATCCTCCTAAATGTTAAAACAATATAGTTTTTACTTAATCATACACTAACATTTAGGGAATGTCAACAATATGTGATAAGATACTACACTACACAAGCGAATTTATGAAGTCAAGTTCTTCTTTATCTTCTGCTGTGAGTTTGGGCTTTAGGTCGATAAGTTCTTTATGTTCGCTGTAAAAATCCCGTTCGGTTTTGTCGAGTTTCTTATGCTTTGCCTTTTTGGTGCGAATTGACATAACCTGTGTAAACAAGCCGTCACCCACTTCATTGAACAAGCCTAAAAAAGTCCACCAGTGCATATAATCGACTGTGCGTGTTTCCGCTCCTGCAACCTTATTGAGAGCAGGGAAGATTATATGTCCGTCCTGTTCCCAATCAAGCACACGGACGGGGAGCTGTTTGCCCTGCGGAATATCTCCGCCGTCAAGATACCAAGTTGCCCTGTCAAGTGCCTTTTGGTAATTTTCAGGAATTTCCTTGTAAAGACACTCGACACACACTCGGCATTTTTCAAAATCGTTCAGATCATCGTCTGCATAGGCTTTGAAAATCAGCAGAGCAACACGGAAGTCGGAATTGATTTCGTAGTTTCTGCCGTCAACCTCAAGGCTTTTCGGTAGTAATTCAATCACTTTTTCACCTGTGAAGTGTATTTGCCAACTTTCTTATTGGAAATTTTCTGTGCCGATTCAAAATCAGCCTGCATAACAGGAATAAGCACTTCAAGGAAGTTTTCAAAAATCGGCTTACCGCCCGCAAGTGAAAGACAGTTAATTTCACCAAAGGCAACCGTGCAGACATCCGAACCGAAAATGTAGTTAATCTGTTCTCTGATGTCCTTGTCGCACTCGGTGATAAGCTGAATTGCGTCTGTGTTTTCAGCTTTTTCAGCGTTTTCATACTTCTTCTGAATCTGCTCAATATTCTTGACTGCCTCGTTGAGCCTTGCAAGAATGCCCACATCCGCGGTATTGATACGGATTACTGCGTTTTCGTCATCGCCAATCTGATACTCCTTGTAACCTCTGTCAAAAACAAGTTTCTGCATAAATCAATCCCTCCCCAAAGATTAAACCGTTGCGGTAAAGGTCGGCACTTTCTTCTCAATTGTAGCCGTACCCTGCTGTCTGTCGCCGTTGAATGCGATGTTGAACGGAATGTTCACACCACCCTGAGCACCGCCGTAGGACTGTGGCTTTACGATACAGGTTTCAGTCCAAGCGTCATACGGACCTGTCTTTTTGTCTACTAAAACTTCAAGAATTGCAGTCTTGCAGTCGTCGCCTGT